TCTGTACATGGATGCTGATAGAAATATTGATGTGCTTGCTCAGTTCTTCAATCCATTCTTCTGGTAAGTCTTTAGCATCAGATCCCATCCACACAACAAAGCAAATACCTTTATGACCAATCAATGCCTGTATATCTTCCTCTCTGTACATCCCAAAGAATACACATGGATTATTTACATTATTGCGTTCTGTGAGATTGTATTTGCGCATGATGTCATCCTCAAGTCCCTCAAGGCTTTGTGATATACAACATTGTTTAATAAAGTTTAATGAATTTACTCTGCGCATAGTTCATTTTGTAAATCATATATTTCAGGGAATGACTGAAGGAATGCAATCTGTTCTTTGCCGGTGATGCGTTCACTCTTTAACTTGCCAGTCCAATGATCCTCAAATTTATGTTTATTCTCCCACTTATCTGTACTGATTGACAAGAATTGTATCTCATCTGCATCGAATATCCCAATGGATGCATCACTGATGATTGCTCTGAGCCACATGGCCCAATCAAGTCCGCTGTTCAATCTCTTGTCAAATGGCTGCCAGTTGATCTTGTCAAGGAATCTATTTGATAGCATTCTGCCAATACCTATAGGCTCATAGGATCTTGGTCCTTTGCCGTATCCAGTCCAGTTGACAAGTCTGATCTTATCATCCACATCAATGAAGTGACATCCTAGCTTTCCTACCATGTCAAACTCTTTGAGCTTATCTTCAGCCTCTTGGATGTAATTATCTGACACCCAATCAGATGAGCCAACAAACAGCACCCCAGTAGGATTGTATTTCTTAGCTGCCATAAATCCAGCATTCCACTTCGCACCTAGTGGATCATTGGATATCTCTATCCACTCGGCACCTAGCTTGATGCATAGCTCCTTGTCTTCAGGATCATGGCCCATGCAGATGACTTTAACTCCAGCCTTCTGAAGTCTTGTGATTGTGATCTTGAGCAGTGGCCTTCTGCCATTCACTGGAATAGGAGCTACGATCATGATTTCAATGCATTAAGTAGGTCAGCTTTCTTTGGTGCTGCTCCTAAGTTTAGTCCTCTATCTTTTGCCAGTGCCTTCATATCATTATAGCTCATGCTCTCATAGTTATATTGTTTTGTTCCAATAAACTGAATCTTAGCTGGTTTGATCTCTGTGTTGATGTTGGATTGAATGTGAGCTGCTAGATCTCTCATTGCATTCCGTAGGCATGTGCCACATCTTTTATTGAGCACAATATTCTTGTTTAACTTGAGCCACATGGACAGCTCCTCTTTTAGCTCTTCATTCAGTGCAAAGGATCTAGTCTTCATAAATCTCTGCACCTGGCTCATCAGCTCATTTGATATCATGGTTTCATAATTTTAAGTAGTTTCTTTTCTAAGGCTGTGCCTTTTATCTTTCTTCTTAGCTCTCTGCTATTGTGCAGCTCACGCAAAAGTATTGCACCAATCATGGCAAAATACTTGTCTTGATCAGTCATTACTTGCTCTCCCATGATTGTATAATATCAGCTAGTAAATATGTGATGAATGCTATGCCAACAGTATGCCAGTCGTACATCAGTAATAAGATTACTGAAGTCCAAAAGGATAGGCAGCTCCAGCAGTTTAGTGGTTTAATATCAGGTAGTTCAAAGGTCATCATTGCTCTTGATATCCCTAGGCTCGCCAGTATGAATAGAATATAAATCATTTTTAAATTGTTTTATTGCACCATGGATGACTCTGAGGGGCAGATTTGTTTCTGCTTTGATATCTCTATAAGTCATCCCATACAGATGCATTTTGGTTAGTTCTTTACAAAATAGCTCTTGATCATCTTCAGGAGACTTCTGCATGTAGTTATCAAGATAGCATTGATATTCTGATAGGTCATCATCTTCTGTCTCTTTGAAGGCAACATCTGTCTCGAATGGGAGCAGACGTATTGGGGGATTGAATTTCTTGTTGAATTCACTGCCAGGCCATTTCCACTGATTATATGCAAACCTTGCAAATGTTCTTGGAATATCGGCCTCTTGGATCTCGTACTGACTGAGTATGATGAATACATCTGAGACAAGGTCACGGTATAGCTCTGAGCCTCCAGTGATCTTGATTGCGATATTGTATGCCTCTTTATTCCAAAACACATCCCGAAGTTATTAAATATTTGAATACCTCATTGAGAAATTGTTCTGATACTGGCTTGCTATTACAAAACCGCCACAGCTGTGAATAGTTAAGATCACTATCTTCTGACAGATGAGTCAGCTTGTAACGATTGGAGAGCCTCTTGTGAAGCTCTCCTCTCATCCAATCACTTAGGCTCACATCAGAAGGGAAGGTCATCTTCAAACTCATCTGCTATTGACTTTATTTTATCAGTTGTATTCTGTAGCACTGGTGCTGGTGCTGGAGCCACATAAGGCTCTTTGATTGCAGCACTCATGTACTTAACTCCTGATTGAGCTGTTTTCACCCATAGTGAGATTTCAAGCTCCTTACCTTCTACATTAATCTTGCCTCTGTAGTCAGGCTGATTGTCTGCAGTCTTCTTATCATTCTTGAAGATTGCTCCACTGTTTATTTTCTGTTCCATACTTATTTGTTTCTATAGATTAAATTAATTACCAGTACCCAAAAATTTTCGCCTAGTCTCCAAGTCCTCAAGGATTTGATCCAGCTTCGCAGACACCTCATGATATTCCTCATTTGTCAAAGGTATTAAAGATATTTGAGTAAAATAAACCCTCCAATACATTGATTCAGACTTGATATCATACACATGCTCTTGTACTACTTCCATCATTTATTGTTTAGCTTGTTAATATACTGCACATAAAACTCTGATGCATGTCTGAGTCTCTCAAGCATTGCCAGCTCAAGCTCAATGTCACGTTCATATCTGATGACTGTGATACGTTTTGCTGCATCAATATGGTCCACTCTATGCAGAGACATGTTATCCCACTGATTAAGCAGTCCAAAATCATTTTTAGGATCTGTTGACACCATGCAGTAGATGAGCTCAAATGATGGCCTATCATACAGATACATGTAGGCTCTGCCTTGCCATTCATAAACTGACTCATCACCATCCTCTGCTGTTGCTGGCCATGTCTCTAATGACCAAGATGTTTTGATGTCAATGATAGTATCATCCAGTAAGATGTCGCACTCACCAGTCATCAGCTCAGTCTCTAGTCTGACCTTGTTCTTTTTGTAGTCAGTGAATCTCACTGCATTCACTAGATCAATACTGTCTTGCTCTTGCTCAATGCCCTTGATAATGTACTTGTTATTCAGCTCAATATTGTAGCCATAGAAGTCTTGCTTTGCAATTGACTTGATGTAACTCTTTGCTGTTTCTGATAGGACCTCTGACTTGCTTCTAGCGTTTGTCATGATCTTCCCTATGCTTGATGGATGCCATTTCATATCTCAAAGTTTTGTTTAAAGTAATCTTCTGAATTCTCATAGCCTTCTGACTTGTACTTGCCATCCATGTAGGCTGTTGTTATCTCAAGCTCTGATGCTTTACAGAAATGCTTGATCCATTGCTCTCTTAGGTAGTCACTCAATTGTGACCACTCTTCAGTCTGCATATATTCTGCCAGTCTCATTATTGCCATTGGTCTCATAGTCTTGCCTCCTGATCTTTAGTTAATAAATAGTTTGTTCTCAACTCCTCAGCTGTATACTCACCTCTTGCAATCTTGGCAAGTGCTCTACCAAATGCCTCATCTGTAAGTGATGTCTTAGCTGCTGGCTTTGGCTCTTCAGTTGCCTTAGATGCTGCTTTGCCATCGTCATCTGTTGCGGCCAATGATAGGATGCTGGTCAATGTGTACCTGCGATAGTAACTGATGGCAGATCCAAGCTGCTGGGGATTCTGTAAGTCAGGCAGTTTCATCATTGATTCTACATGCTCACCAGTGTCAACATCTATAATCTTGGTATAGACCATTTGGTCAATGATAGGCTGCATGATAATCAGTCCATTCTCCATCAGGATATTCTCACATGCATCTAGTACAGCATTGAGATCTGCGTATCTTGAATGATGTGACTGAGCATTCTTGTGGACCTTGCCGATTGCCAGCTTTGCATTATGCAGTTTTTTGTACATAGGTACCGGAGCTGCACTCTCCTTTTCTTTAACTGTTGCCATAATTTGTGGTATTAAATTTCAACAAATATAATTATTATTTTGAGATAAACAAATCAAACCATTGAATAAAATCATCAAATGACTTAACTATTAGATATGTTCCTCCAGCTTTCTCTATCATTTCTTGATATCTTATCTGTGCTTCAGACTGTCTATCCTTGCCATACTTAATCTCAATCTTAACTGATCTGCCATTGATTGTGGCTGATATGTCAGCTGATCCCTTGGTGCCAGTTCCTTTGGTCCACTTCCCTGGCATCTGTCTTGTTCCCTCACCTACCTTTAGCTTGGCTCCTTGCCTCCACATTCCAGTAGTATTGATTCTTTCAGCTTGATAGCCTGATAAGTTGATGAATGAAACCACTGATTTAGTCAGAGCATTGGCTGATGAGTCTGCCCACTTAGTCTTAGCCAGTGCGAATTCAGGCATTGAAGGATACTTCTCTTTGAGATGTGCTGTCTCAAGATCAATGAGTCTTTGTTTATTTTCCTTGTTCATATATTCTATCTAGTGTTAATGTTTTACCTGGTGCCATAGTTGTATCCCTTGCCCAGTCTTGTGCGTTTACAAATGTAAACTTGTGCTCTTCAGCTGGTAATACTTTCTTCTGATCTGACAATTTACTGATGAATAGAGCAAAGATTGCGGACCAGGCTAGGATCATGATGATTGATATTTGTTTCATTGTTCTGATTTATAGGTTTCGTTATAGTATTTAACTGAAGTATCTTCATTTTTAAATAATGTGCATACTTCTCCATTTTCAAAAGCATTTAATATCTGCTCTTTTTCTTTTTCAAGTAATAAATTCGCTACTCTTCTCCATTCAAATCCGTTTTCTAAACCAACACTATTATTCATAATATTTATTAGTTCTTGCATTGCTGTTCTTTGCTGTTTCATATTAAAAAGGTGCTTTATCAATTGTTTGTAAATTATCCCATTCAGATTCTTTCTTTTGCTCAGTCACATATTCAATGTAAGGAATGGAGCCATTCTGTTTGCCGGCATCTACTCTTGTAAGTTTACCTTTCTTTACAAGATAATCTCCATACTTTCTGATTCTGCCTGATGTATACTTCTGACTAAACTTTCTGTAAGTAGGATACTGATCACAGAATTTCTCAAACATATCCTTGAGGATCATTCTCTCATTGAATTTCATGTTATCATTTATCCAGCTGTAGAAATCATGACCTATCTCTGACATCAATCTCTTTTCATCCAGGTTAACTGAGGCATAGTTGACAATGCCATTCTTTAAATAATACTGAATACATTCAATCATGAAGTTGTCAAACTTGCTCCACTCTTGCTCATCCCAATCATAGAATAGATTGCGGCCAAAGTCATGAAATGGTGTGAAGGTCTTGTCATAGTGATTGTGTAGCTCTATTTCAAACTTTCTACGTTCATGTGAATTCCCTTCACCTTTAAGTACATAGTTTGTGGGGATTGCAATCTTTGGCGTTCTGTCCTTCTCAATAAAGAATTCATCCTTGTTTTTCTTGTTGACTGGCATCCCATCAGTGACAATTGAAAAGAGCTTTTCAAAGTCAAAGTTTTCATTCACATCATCAAATATGAGTATCTGAGTATCAAGGCTCACTCGCTGGAATGCAAAGTCCTTAGATGGATCAAAGTTCTTTCCGTTTATGGTGCATGTATTTTTAAACTTACTTAGTGCTTCAGTGATTATTCCCTTTCCAGTTCCTCCTTGTGGATTGTCAGATATATCCTCATCATTTAATATTATCGCTGGTGAGTAATATGGATTCTTGTAAGTATGCAGCATGTAACCTATCACAGATCTGAATGAATCATATCTATCTTGAGTCTTGCTGATATTAACAATAAACTGTTGAAAGTCACATTTACTGCTAGACTTTTTGTAAACTCTATCAATTACTTGCTTATCCCAAACATGTTGAATGAAGTCAACATATTGTTTCTCTTCTACTGACTTGGCTGTGATCTCTACTAGACAATTCTTATAGAATAGATAGGCCTTATCTTTGACATCTCTAATAAAGTCTACATCCTTTGCTTTCATGTAGCTCAGAAAGTCACGTTTAAAATACTTAGTCACTGATGCCATGAAGTCAAACACTACATGATCGCCTTGCTTCTCAACATGATCCAGTACAAAGTCTTTGATTAGATCCTCATTGATTTCTTTTACAAAGTTATTCTCAACCTTGACAAACAGATAAGACAGCTCTGAATTCTGATACTTAAAGAATCCATTCTCTGCTAGAAAATCTCTGTACAAAGTAGGGGATAGTGTGACTCGGCCCTTATCATTTTTCCTCCAAAAGTTTTTCAATTCACTTTCAGCCTTATCCATGATTATCTCAACCTCATCCTCTGAGTATTCTTTGAGCTTTGACTTTATAGTCTTAGGCTTTTCACCTTGCTTAAGTTCATTTTTAACATAGTTGATAATCTCTTTGTCCTCAAATTGTGATGTGCCAAAGGCTCCCTTATCTCTATATCCTGATTTTATGCATTGCAGTAGCTCATCCCTTCCCAGTACATCAATGTAGTTGTTCAGAATGTATGTTTCGCATTCACTTTGCTGGATGCCATATCTGTTGAATGCTGATGCCAGGTTAAAAAAGCTATTGTTTCTGTTGCCTTCTGAGAGCTGGTACTTTGAGTCAAACCATTTTTGTATGTTCTGAATGATCTTATTTGTTGACCTCATTGGTATTGTAGCCACATAAGTGACATCAATATCCTCAACCTCTTCAATTATACTGAGATATATTTCACTGTTGTTGTTGACATAGATGTCAGGATCATAGGAATCAAAACAATTCCTTGAGATATTAATTGAGCTGTTATCCCAATACTCAGAATCAAAGTGTTGTTTCAAAGATAGAAAGTGCTTTCTGTGATTCTCAATTACATCTGTAATCTTCACCACTACTTTCAATCCTTTGCCTGATGGTGATGTGAACAGAATGTAAGTGTAAGGATCTGCACATAACTTTGCTCTATGATCTGCCATCACCTCATCATTAGAATACTTGTCAAAGTCTAAGCATATTAGTCCGCTGTGAGTCTTTATTCCAGCATCATTGCCATACTCAAAAACTCCTGACCATCTGTATACTGGTAATTTGTTTTTCTCAATGGTATATTCATCCTTGCTTAGAGTCCGCATTTTTAGAATACGATCTCTGTATCTACTATTTTTTATCCTTTCAATGGCAGTTTCAACAGTGATGTAGTTCTTATCAAATGTCTGCTGTACTGATTTGTATATTGAGATCATCTTTCTAGAATGTATGTTAAATGAAAAGGCCCCTTCAGCTTTCGTGATGCAGCACTACTCGCCAAAAGAGCCTTTAATAAGTTCTTCAAATCCTCTGCATAGGACATTGCAAATGTAAAACAAATATTCATATGTTATTTAACATCCGATTTATTTTTAAACATCCGATTTACTGCCGATTTATTTTGCTTGTAACTATTTGATAATCAAGCAACAGCCGATAATCCGATTTATTTTGTCATTTTTTGAAAAAAAAGTTTTTTACCACATTCTTTAAAAATAAAATATATATAGAATAGGAGCTGATGTAATCGGCAATCAGATTATTCATACAGCTGCACCCATTCTGTGAGCTTAGCAATGAAGTCATAGTCCTCTAGGATCACCAGTCCAGCTGGACATTTTTCTATTGGACAATCAAACTCTTCTCTTAGCATGAAGATATCTTTCTCAATGGATGACTGACTATAATTATCGGATAGGATATGATTTATCCTGGTATGCAGTCTTGCAATTGTGTACGGCCTTTGCTGAAGGCAATATACAATAGCTGACATTCGTCTTAATTTGTTCCTCATAGCAATTCTTTTAAGTCCTCCCTAGTAATGTATCCACTCTTATGTAGAAAGTGGCTAGAATCGTCTGTATTGAGCTTCAGTGTCAATGTAATCATGTTGCCTGATACATGGTCCACGCACATCCACACTTTGTCCTCTTGCATTTGTATCAGATAATCTTCATGTACTTCCTTGTGCAGCTCATTGATTGTCTTTAGATATTCATAGTCTTTGGCCCTCATCCAAATGTTGTGCTGCTTTAGTCCATGCAAGACAGAACAGTGATCCATTCCAAACATCTTCCCAATGGCATCAAGGCTGTGCCATCTTCTAAGCTCTGACCAAAGGTAGTATCTCTTATATACCAGCTCTCGCTTTCTGTTTCTTACTTTCAGACCATGCTTCTCAGCTAGATCCATTATCATTGATGTATTCATATCTCTTGCACTGCTTTAATTAATGGCGGCCACATGTCAGCCTTCTTGATTGCATCCTCTCTGCTGTTAGCTTGCAGCACTCTATAGGCATCTTGCCATTTAGCTTTGCTGTTTAGCTTGAATTTATATGTGATCTTCCAGGTCTTCATTTCTCTTTGCTTTTATCTTGTAAATAATTATCATGATTGCTGTCCAGGCTAATGCTACATAAACACCTACCCATTCAAACCAATGCCATACACCCCACCAAAACAATACTGTTGTGGCTGCCATGACAAATAATACCGCTGCTGTTTTCATGCTCTTGCTTTTAAAAATTGTTCATATAACTTGACATTAAATGATGCACTTTTTACATCATCTGATTCTTTTGATTTCCACCATTTAATCATTCTGTTGACTGGTGATCTGAATGATACAAATTCATTCTCTTTTTGCTGTACTTTTTTCATGGTACTTAGATTAAAATTAAACATACTCTTGATATTTCTGTTGATATAACTGCATAGGTCTTTAGCAGCATATTTATTTGATCTGAGATATTATTGTGCTTCACTAGATACTCTTCATATTCTTTATGTGATATGAATTCTAGGCATTGCTTGTAGAATGTCTCTTCACACATCTGCTCATCCTGAAGATCTTGGATTTGCTTTCTAAGATCACTTAATAATACAGTGAGCTTGTCAATTTTTAGTATTTTTTCTTTCATCTTTTGTGGTATTGATATGGTCAAAGATAGGTATCTTTTTTATATATGCAAATACTTATCATATTTTTTTCACATTTTTTTTATTGGCCCACAAAAAAGAGTAGCCATTTCTGACTACTCTCACCTAAATTACCACATTTGATGGCTTTACGAAAAAGCTAGGTATACGGTTTTGCCGTTTATCTTTTTGGCCTTAAGTATTTGACCTCTGTTTCCTTTTGCTTTGTAGCTGACATGTACCCAATCAGGCTGTGAGTCATTACCAAACTCCCATATCATCTGATCAAAGGTAATGTTTTCCTTTATATATTCAAATATCTGTGCATTAGTTATCTTGCCATATCTGTCAGCATCAAGGTCAAAAGCCTCAGCCTTGCAATGCTGCGAGCTGGCACTGCCCTTCACAGCACGATTCAAGGCACCACTTCTGTAGCCTGAGCTGATATGAATAGGTACACCAAAGTGCAATCTCATAGGCTCGAATACATTCTCACATAGGAGCTTTGCAGCTGCTAGATGCTTTGGATCAGTGATAGTATTATCAATGCCTCTGCGCTTAGCAGTATCTGAATGGCAAAACTCTGCCAGTGTGACGTGATCACTTAGCATCTTCCTTAGTTAGCTGTGACAATGTAGCTGTAACTGTACCAGCTGCGACCATGTATCCAGCTGCTGTGACAAGTGATGCTGGCAATACTACTGGAGCAGCGACAATAGTTGCACCAATCACACCAAGTGCTACACCAATGCGCTGCACTTTCTTCCAAAACTTTGGCGTCTTAGACTGCCATCTTTCTTTTAGGCTCATATTTTAATTCTTTAGGTAGTATACCAACAAGCAGATCAGGATACTTTACACCTGAATGCATGTCATTGTCTGATGTTTGAATGCGATCCTCAAGGCAATCATATAATTTAGATTCTACTCTTTCAAGTTTACCCTCAACAATCTCAAGTCTGCTGGTAAAATAATTGAACATTAACACTAGGATGAGAGTCAATAATCCTACCATCCCATTCTTTTTGATTGCTGCTGCAATTGCAATTGGATCCATGTTAAATTATGCAGTTTTGTTCCAAATCAATATATCTTATTGAGTATGAATATGTCAGAATATATATTATTTCCTGAAGATGCAGTGCCCCATTGAGCTGTTACATTTAATGCATTTGAAACTGTTGTATCAAATGTTGTATTATTTACTGTGTTAAAGCCAAACCCTTGTACAGAAGCATTGTTAGTTTTTGTATAATGAAACCCACCTAAAGTTACAATAGATGCTACACCAGCAGCTCCTATAGCTCTAATAGTAAAATCAATATTTAAAGACCAAACATCATTTATAACACTACTCCCTAGATTCTGTGCACCACTATCCAAAAGAACAATAGATCCTGCTTTAACTCTAATTCTAATATTTTGATTGTTATTAGCATTCATTACACCACCAAACACAGCCCTAAAACTATCACCTACTTGAAATCCATTTGCTGGTATAGTTAATGTACCCACACCGCCATTGATAAGACTGCTTTCTGCAGTAGTGTTAGTAATTAAAGTGCTGTTTGCAGTCTGAGCAAATAGGCCGTAATTAATAGTCGCTGGATATCCTGGGATGTTTATTACAGTTGTAGTTCCATTGTCGAACGCAGACACACCTGATCCAGTGAATGCCATGGTATTTCTTTGAGGAAGCGCAGTGCTTTCATCTTTAACTGTCTTATATCCAGTACTTGTCACGTTAATATTTGTAGTTGCCATTAGCTTAGTGTTATATTGATTGTATTATTTTCAGTTGTATTCTGTGTGAATGTATCTTCTAGCACTCCATCAACATACACATTGTAAGTCGTTGTAAGATCGCCACAATTGCCAGCTGGAGGATTCCCATTCTCAAAGTCATAGTCATCATATGGGATGGCACACCAATCTTCATTGTCAAATACTCTCAAAGATACTAGCATGGTCCATCCAGCCACCATATCTTGACCTTGATTGATGAATGGATCTGTGCCTATCTCAGCTGTGACATCTGCAAACTCAGTCCATCTGTACTGCTGTAGTGTAGTCTTGATATCATTGCATATCAACAAACAGTCTGAATGAACCTCATTGATTTGCCTATAGTTAGAATGATTGTACTTGTCACAGATGGTGATCACAAAATTCACATTCACATAGCCAGCACCCATTCCACTAGGCTGCAAAGTTGCCACCATGAGAGGGTACTGTGCAGCGTCTCTGCTTATAGCATCAAGGAAGTCACCTTGAAAAAACTCATTTATTTGTCTGTGCTGTGTTGCGATCTCTTGCAGCTCCAGCATGATTTGATTTAGAGTCTTTTCCATTTAGGTAATTTTTTAATTTGTCAATTTGTTTCTTGCTCGCAGTGAATTTTTTCATACTATCCATCCAAAAGGTTTGTATCCAGTGTGATCCTTGTCTACTTTCTCATTGCAATCATTGTCATCACAACAAACAATGTATTCAGGATATTTGACACCATTGTCATCTTTCAAAAATCCTATCAATCTTTCTTTGTAAAAATACGCGTCTTTTCTGAGCATATCTCTAAGATGTACAGTTTCTGTATCTGTATTGGCTGTCATTGTCTCATCTGACTGGCGGCCCACCGCTTTGTTTGTCAGCTTCTCATTCAGCATTGCAGCTGCTCTGAAGTCAACAAATGCTACCAAACAAGGGATCACATAATCATTCATCAGTGTAAGATAGTCCGCTGTCCAGGTACTCGTTTCAACCCTATGCAGCAATGCCTTGTACAAAGGTGTCCCAAGTGCTGGCTGTAAGGAAATATCTTGTGATCTCTTGATGCATACAGATAGGATCTTTGTATCTGTATTCATGTGGATCAATCCTAACTTCTTGAGATTCTCAACGGATAATAAGTAGTTCATAGTACATAAGTAAATGGAAATCTATATTCATGGTTATGACCATCAACATAAATTAATTTATAACCTCTATTAATAAATGTTTTGTGAAAAGATCCAGTCAAATATTTTACTTTGCGATCTCCCACACATGTGTAATCCCAACCATCTATGGTTTCTCCCTTTTCAAATGTAGGAGTTATAATAATATTTTTAGCAAATGATTCAACCCATTCCAAAAAATTATTGATATCTATTTTATTATTTGTCCATTCATCAGAATTGATTGATCCTTTTGCCACTAAATAATCAATTTTTTGTATTGCTGGCCTATCAATTCGATAGTCATTATAATAACCTTCAAACCCAAGTAATTCACAAAATCTAAAAATTACTGGATCATTATCAACAAACAAACATTTCTCTGCTCCCATATCTTTGGCAACAATCAAACTTTCTGCACTACCTGGACCAAGATCCATTACAGTCTTATCTTTAAAGTCAATATCAAGATATTCATAAATGCTTGACCATATTTGACGATGATGCTTGGCTCCTCTATAATCTTTAATGCTATCAACTTGATCATGGATATATCCCCATAATGATGTCAGGTTTTTGTAATGACCTGGAGTATCTTTAATCCATGATACCAACTCATCCATTGTCATATCCTTGCAATGCTCTCTTAATTCTTTATAGTTATTCATGTCTTATTGTTTTTTAATAACTAATTGTTGTACCCAAATATGTCTGCAATATGGGGTGGTTACTTGAGTCTGAGGATTTGTATACCATCCACCTCTGTAGTTCCATACATTGCGATCTACTCTTGAGCTGATGCTATTGATATCATCACGAGTATAGAGTCTGTTGATTTCTAACAATCTGGCACAGAAATCTCTTGTTCTTCCATCTGGAAGTTTTGGAGGGCCTTCAATACCTGGTCTTTTTTTGTAGCTATACACCACCATGAATTGATCAATAGGAGCTGGAGCTTCATCCAGCAATTGCTTTCCCAAGTCAGACACCTCCCCATCAACAAGTAATTCAAAGTCAATAAGTCTTTCAGTTGACTTGGCAATCTCTTCTACACTGGCACCAGTTGCTATTGCAATAGATGATGCATCCTCACCAGCAATAAGCATTGATAGGATTGATTTCTCTAGTGCTGAAATATTAGCTTTGACCTCACCAATAGTGGCAAACATCATCTGTTCTTTGCTGAATACCTCATCAGATGGTGTATCCCATTCAATAATATTTGTCTTTAGGACCTTGTATTCAGATGAATCAACACCATATTCTGAGAATATTGTGATCTCATCAGCACTAAATTCATGCTTGTGATCACAGCTTGATAGTGTTGTTGTTGGCAATCCTACAATCTTGCGAGCTTGTGCCTCTCCAATTGTTGGGAATGATGCCAATACTATCTGCAATGCACTATCAGCTGTCAATACTCCAGCCTTTATATTAGCCACCACCTCAACAAGTGATGCAATCTGTGCACCATTCAAGGCTGATTTAGCCACATCTACTTCAGCAGTTTCTGTTGCTCCAGTTGTATCTGTCACTGGTGTTGCTGTCACTGGTGCTGCTGCTACAATTGGCCGAACATCAACTAGCTTCAATGTACCAATGGCTCCTGATAGCTGTACCATGTAATTCATCAGCCATTCAATCTGCTTCTGTCTTGAATTGATGTAGGTATTCTTATAGATCTCAAACAAGTCATCTGTCTCAGCTGCGTTGAATGATCCATTGGGAGCAATACCAAACAAGGAAGGAGCCACCACAGAATGGGCCACAAGAATATTCTGCTGCACTGACTTCATAGTCATGGCATATCTTTCATGTAGGTTATTACCATTCAATGGCATTACTGTAGGAGCTTCATCTGCTCCATTGCTGAATGTGATGATGATCTCACCAGCATCCTCCACAGATTGTGTCCGGCCTTTGATTTGTTCTTTTATCCTTCTTTCCTCTTCAGATGTTTCAGGCTCACCCGATGCCAGGTTAATTAGTGTACCAGCCTTGAATCCATTCTGTATCTCATACATATTGAATTTAGAGATGTCAACATCTGTCTGAATAGCTGTAATACCACCATAGTAAGGAGGCTTTGGATAGATTCCTTTCTCACCTCTTGCTTGCTTAGATGGCTCCTTATAGTACAGAATGAATGATCCAGTGCGATTGTTCTCATTCAGTGCCGGATAGCTTCTGTAATTTGTCTTTTCTGCTGATTGCTGCAGAGCTGACCAGTCATCAGATACATAGTAAAGTCTTTCATCCTCAGTGATTCTGATAAGGTCAATATCCATGTGCTCCCATCTTACTACCTTGGTACCTTCTCTGTTCCATGTACCTATCACAGCCATTGCACCAAACACCTCAAAGTCAAAGGCCATTCTTTGAGCAATCTCATTCATGTCAAAGTCAGCAAATGGATTGGCAAGGAAAGCAGTCAGATCACCGGATACTGCCTCAAGGCCACCACCAGCAATGTAGTAGGTTTTATTCTTGATTATACCTTGATGCCAAGCACTACCTTGCAGAAGCTCAATAAGGAAGAAAGGATAGTCATTCTTTTTACCCCATTTCATAAAGCCTCTTTGAGAATCTTTCTCCTCTATTGGCAATTGATACTGCTTGCTGAATGACAAGCTGGTGATCTTACTCATATATGTTATTTAATATTGTTGTCGAAAATTCATTTGATGGTGAGTCAATCTCATACACATGTGCTCTGCCCTCTTCACATAGATTGTCAGCTAGATCAGGATCTAAGTTAGTGCTAGATGTCTGCTCAAATATTCTGTATGTGTAAAAGCCAGCATATGGGAAAGTTACATCCACACCATCCTCAATAACAAACTCATCAAATCTTGAAGTGCTTGTACTGATGTTGGGAAGTATGCAAGTAACAGATTCAAAGCTCTGTTCATGCGTAAACTCAAGGAGCCAATAAGGGGCTGTCAGAGTCTGATATTCCGTTACTGTCACTATCAGTGTTGATGTCTGATATCTCTCGAGTCTTAACATTTATTATTTTTATTTTAGGCTCACTATTTACAAAGATATGCAAAAGTCCTAGTTTAATATATAACTCCTCATTGCCCTCCTCAATCACAAAGTATCTATTCAATAGATTACTCTTGACTTTGGCTCCAATAAACTTCTGATCTATTTTCATGGCTCTAATTTAATAAAAAAAGGGAAAGGAATACTCATCCTCTCCCTTCTAGTATTTGGTTTGATTAGGTAGATTAAACTACTGGAGACTGTTGAGTCAACAAAGTTGCTACAATACCAGCTGCTACATCAGGTACTTCATTGTTCTCAAGACCAGCCAAGACAATTGAATGTCCGTTTCTGTCTGATTTGATAACACCTGAAGTGTATTCTGATCCATCATTGATTTGTAGACCTTCGTCAAGTCCTAATGCTACATATGTACCATCAGCTTTCTCAACAATTGCTACCACTTCATTCTGTCCAAGTAAGTGAATCTCAGCACGAAGCTCCTTTGTATCTGATGCTAGGATCATGTTCAAAGATTGCTCATACCATAAAGTTCCATTCTCTTTATTTACTCGGATAGGCGCAGTGTAGCTAGATAAATTTGATTTCAATTTGTACTGGAATACCTCACCAGTAACTGTCAACGTAGTAATCTCATTGCCAGTCAATGTTGGCCCAGTTGCAATTGATCCTATTGGGAACAAAATAACAGATTTGATACCACCTTTTCCATTGGTACATGTTCTGTCATTAAACCCAGTTGTCATATTACATGCCATCTCTTCTGTATTTTTTAAGTTAGGGGAGACCTAAGCCTCCCCATATTTGTTAATTAGTTAGGTGATCCAGTTCCGTTCCAAACTCCGATCTGATCCAAGAATGGTACTTGTACACCAGCTCTGAATTTAGATCTGATATAGATAACATCATCATCTTGAGAATACCAAAGATCATAGTTATCAAAGTCAGAAGATAAGTCAGTTCCGAATACAAAGTGAGATGCTTTCCCAGTGTAGATATTATCAAGACCATTCAATCCTGGTACCTTAACCACTCGCATATCTGTACCTGGCACAATGATCTCTTCCATTGTAGCAATTTGTGCTGGAGAATAGTGGAAGAAATTAAGATCAACCAAGTTCTTCATCAAGTAATTGAAGTTCTCACGGCCAGCGAAACATACAAAATCAGCAGCTTCAGCTACAGCTTCAGGTGTATTTGTAAAACACTCATAAAATACATCATAAGCATTTGATGCATCGATGCTTGCAGTTGCAGAAGTGTTAAGGTTTACAGCACCATTAGCAGTAGTCAAGAATTGACGATATCCATTCATCCATTGAAGGTTACCAGTACCAGTTGCTTTGTTACCTTTCCAAATCAATTTATCTAACTCAAGTGCATGTAAGCTCAAAAGGTAGTTAGTGATTTGTGCTTCGAAAGGAAGTTCTTTGTCCTCAGCAGATGCACCTGGGCGCAATGCCAATTGAGTCCAAAATCCAGCCAAATCTTTTTGACAGAATCTCTTCATGTATCCAAGAGTCTCAACAGCAATTGCACGATCAGTGAATACTGTATCTCCAGCTGGTGTCATTTCGCAATCTCCAGCTTGATAAGTCAAAGTGTCATCCAACAATTTGATCTCTTCAGATCCTTTGATACCTTCTTGAATTGTGATGTAACGTAAAGTCTTAGCTTCAGTTACTGATCTAGTGATTAGATCTTCTCTTTGCTCGTCTACATATGCTGCCAAACCTGACACATCATAGTCGAATTTTTGCTTGATAAACTTTTTTAAGCTCATTTTCTTTGTTATTTAATTTGTGATTTAAGGAATAATTGACGTGATGTCAATGTGCTATTTGTTCTAGCGAATTTCTCGCTCTCAGTTGTACTGTTAGAAGGCATTGCTTTGAATGATTCAAAATCATTTTTCATTTCTGCCATCTCAGTGCGAAGTGTTTCATTATCTGAAGCAATAGTCTGCATCATTTCACCTATAGCTTCTACAGCTGTAGAGAATGATGACATCTTTGCATTCACAATTGATTCTACTTGCTCAGCACTCATTGATTCTTCTTTCATTTCTTCTGCATTGATAGCTGCAATGACTGCTGTTGCAATGTCATAGGCTTGCCCCATTTCAATGTTCAAAGTTGCAGCGATTGCCTCTGTAGCTCTCTCTAGTGCTGCTGGCATCTCTTCAATGTCAATAGCTTGAAACTCATCAGAGCTTGCTGCTTGTTCTGTTGCTCTCTCATCAATAACCTCTAACACTACACCATTGGCATCTGTTATGATCTTGATTCCAGTAAACTCACCACCCAATTCATGTGTGCCTTCAGGAGCTGGAATCTGCTCACCATCAGCAACAATAAATACAGTGGTACCTACTGCTAGTTCACCCTCATATGATACAGCTGTACCATCTAGCAATACTGCCTCACCAAATGCTTGAGCTTCTGTTGTTTCAGTAGCTTCAGCAGATGTTGAAAACATTGCTTTCATGTCAGCAATTGCATCCATTACTTTTTTGAAGTTCTCGTTCATTTGTTTGTTATTTAATTATACTATGTTTAATTGTTCCATTTAGATCATTCAATGCCTTGAATATCTGCGCCATCATCTCTGATTCAATAGTGCGATCTGTTGCTGTGATCTGAAAATATCCCTCAACACTAAAGCCAGTAAACTTGCCTTCCTTAGCTTTCTCCCATACATCCTTATCAGTTACCTTGTAGCTGACAATCCAAGAGCCATCATTTGCATCATGGAATCTTTCAGGAGCTGTGAATCCTTTGTCATTATCTATCTGATAGCTGTGGATCATGTAGATCCCATCAACTACATTGGATGAATTGTGCTCAATATTTACATTGTTGAAGTTGCCTCTCCTAGCATAGTCATGGATGATGTCCTTGATAGCAGCCTTTGTGAATACCACATAATACTCTTCATTGCTATCCTCATCATATCTATAGATAGGTGTATCAGCAGAGATAGCCACACCGGTGATTACTTGCTCCTCATCATTGAATTGAAATTTCTTAGCTTGTGAGAATGTTTGAAAACTTATCTCATGCGCTGGATCTCTCACCAATGAATTAAATTCCACAGATGTCTCTGCTTCATTCAAGTCAATTGAGATTTCATAAATAGGCAATTCCTTCATCATATTAGATAATATGTATTTTTGTTCCATGATTCTAGTATACCCACATAAACAAGGTAAGGAAGGCAGCACAATACAGCACTCCATTAACTGGGCCTTAAAGAGATATCCTAATGCAGAAGTCTACATCATTGGTGATCATGTCAGAGGATACAACAATATCATCCCTGATGCAAGGTCATCTGTCAGAGGATGTGACGTGACTCATAAGCTGCTTACATTTGCCCGGCACATTGGCGGCCAGTTCCTATACATGAATGATGATTTCTTTATTGGTCCCAAATTCAATGAGGATACAGTGATATCAAATGGCAATCTGATGATCAATGATCTTCATGCACCCACATATCAGGAGGCTTGTCAAAATACTATGGATGTGCTCAAAGCAATGGGATGCACTACAATAAACTTTGAATGTCATCAGCCAGTGATGATGGATAGTCAGAAGCTCATTAAATTGTTTGACTCAATATCTTGGGATGGCCATAATCACTTTGTGAAATCACTCTATCTTAACTACTACCAGGTACCACATTCACCTGGACAAAATCTCAAGCTAGGCAGTGACATAAAAAAGGCCCAACAATTGCTGGACATCTATGGCTCATTCTCATGCTCAGATCAGTGGATGAGAGGGAACACACAAGTTAAATTTCTTACCACACACTGAGCTTGTTCTGAATAGCCACGTTATTCTGTGTGCCGGTGATGTCAGACTCTAAGACATACACTTGATTGATTCCAGCTGATTGCTGTGCAGCCAATCCAGTAAGATCAGTCTGCTGTGTATTTGTGTTAGCATTGGCACCACCTAATTCATTGGCTGAAGCTCCGGCAGATACACCTCCGCTAGTGTCAAATGTTGGTGCAGTTCCTGATTGATATTTTGTTGCAGCAATGGCAGCTATTTGTGTAGCACCAATCAAGGCAGCTGATGCTATGGCAGCAATACCAGCTGGGGATGGCGGCGGCCCAAACTGAGCAATCCCCTTGACAATAGCTGATGCAGTATCTATAGCTGCTTGACCTATTCTCAGAATCTTATCACGTTCAAATTGTTTCTTTTTAATAGCCTCAAGTGCATTGAAATTCTTTAGCTCAATCTGATACTTTGCAGCTGCATAGTTATCATCAATTGCTTTCTTTTGATCAGCTGTTAAGTTCTGACCTTCTAGCTCTTTCTTATGCTTGGCATCCAATGCAGACAGCTCATCATTTGCTCTAGTTTGCATGTTCTGCATCCTTGCATCTTCTAGTGAGCTGAAGGCATCATTTAACGCACTGAATTGATCAAAGATAAACTGAGCATTGTCCAGCTGTTTTTGAAGTCTCTCAGCATTGTATTTGTCCTGAATCTTACTGATCTCTTGTTGCTGTTGCTCTTCTAGTTTAGTGATATCAAGGCCATATTGTTTGGCCCCCTCAATCAGCTTAAAGTATTTATCTGTGACTGCTTGCTCTTCTGTCTGTTGAGCAGTCAATAAAGCCGCATTGTATTCATCAAAGAAAGCCTCCTCCATTGCAATCTCTTCTCTTTTAAGAGCTTCTTTTCTGTTGAATTCAGCTTGATCCTTTTCTTTTTGTTCCTTAGCTCTGCGCTCTTCATTAGCTCTTTGAATGTCATCATATTTATTATCAATGGTATTCAATGAATCTCTAAAAGCTAGTCTTAAAGTAGTTGTATCATATCCGTTTTTTTCAGCTAGCTTAATTAACTCATTATATTTTTTAGTCTCTGCAATAATCTCCTGATCTTTCAGTGATTCACCAGCTAATGCATAGGCATCCTCAACCTCTTTAATCTTAGCAAGGTCTTGCTTTCTTTGTTCTCTTGCCTTATCAGCAGCAGCCTTTGACTTGTCAGCTTGATCTTTCTGTACTTTCTCAGCGTTCTCTGCTACCTTCTTAGCGTTATCTTGTACCTTCTTAACATTCTCAGCTGCATCAATTGCTCTCTGCTGCTTGATATCTGCATAGTAGTCTTTAGCTTGTTGGCCCAGCTTGACATATCTTTCTCTTGATGTAGTCAGTTGCTCTCTGATCTTGGCAGCTTCATCCTCATTACCTTGATCCAGCATCTGCTGATATCTCTTCTGTAAGTTCTGGAATGAATACTGCTCTTTGACTCTTGCATCTTGTCGGGCCTTCGCTAGTATCTCAAGATTCTTGATCTCAGCCTTGGTGATCTCTTCATCAGTTGCACCAGCAGCCTTCATCAAAGCTATTCTATTGCTTGTATATTTCTGCAATGCACTGAATGAATCATCAAGAGCTTTACGGCCATTCTCAAGGCTCTTATTGAATTTCTCATTTGACTCAGCAGCTTCAGCACTATTATCACCAAACGCAATGAAGGCTCCAGCTATGGCGGCAAGTGCAGCAATGATCAAGAATATTGGATTGGCTTTCATAACAGCATTCAATGCTTTCATGGCCAATGTTCCCAAATTTGTAGCAACAGCAGCAGCTTTCTGTGCTGTGCTCATGGCTGTAGTGGCCACAGCATTACCAGTAGTCACTGCTGTATTCTCAACAATGAATGCATTCTGAATCTTCTGAGCTACATTTCTGAGCTGAATCCCTAGAATAGCCTCTTTATTCAAGTTGTTAGCAACAGTGCTCACTGCATTCACCACACCTTGCACAGCTTGCAGCTTCACCATTGTCTGCACCAATTGCTCAGACTCTACACCAGTCAATGCAATGGCTGACTGAAAGCCTCCAAAGATAGCAGCTCCAGTATCAATCCCAGCTAGTGCTGTATCAAGGCCCACAAAGTCAGAGGAGAGAGCTGTGGTTTGTGCCTTCAGATCACCTATCTCATCTTTCAATGCCGCAGCATTACGAATGGCATCTGCACCCACTGGTGACTCAACACCAGCTTGAGCTGCAATAGTCTGATACTGCTTCATGACTTGAGTCATCTCTCTCAAGCTCAATCCTCCAGCTTCAACCCTTGCATTAAGTTCTGCTAGTTTCTCAGCAAAGGCATCTGTGCCAGCATCTGAGGCAGCAGTTTTCTGTGTTGTTTGCAGATCCTTATTCAGATTGTTGACTGCCTTGTCAAATGATTGTACATCTTGTACACTGTTGCCAGTGTCAACCCTTAGTGAAAATACTGCTTCCTTATTTGCCATGTCTATATTCAAAAAAAGGCTAGTTGCCCAGCCTTTATAAAGTTAATATTTTATCTTATTCCGCTGGTGGGAATGGTGGTGTAGGTTTAGGATTGTAAGGAATTAAATCCAAGTCCTTAACCCATAGAAAATCTACGTTTGTACAGAAGTTCATCTCCTCAGTTGAGATTATCCAATTGTCATCCGCATCTTGAATAGGATTGAAATAGCTATCCTCAGTATATTGCTGACCTACTAATTCATCTTTCTGTACCTCTGTAAGCAGTCCTACATAGTTAGGATATTCTACTTGTTTTATGTCTGTTAGTTTCATTATACTTGTCTTGATAATGTAGTTTGAAACGCTTGTACCGCAGTGTAGAAATTAGCTGCTTCTGTGTCAGATAAACCCGTACCAACTGATACAAATGCAAATTCTCTATTAGAATATTCAGTTGGATAACTTAATTTAATTGTTACATTAGATGCATATGGAATTGATGTTCTTGTGTCTGTTCTTAATATTGTTGAATTTTTAAATACTTTACTAACAGTGTTAGATGTTCTGCTATGCAAATAGTAACCCCTTGTATCTGCATTAGATATAACGCCATTATATCCACTCACTGATAAATTAGAAATAATACCAGGAAAAGTTGGATATTGATACCCAGCACTTAAATACAATGACTCAACAGCACTCATATCGTTTCTATAAACAGAATCATTTGTATTAGTTCGTGAATAAAAAGAGATATGGCTACTTAAATAATTAAATATTCCAAGAGAATCTTTTATATCTATATAAGTATCTGCTGTACCGTTAGTTCCATTAGGTAAAGCACCTGTACTCGAGTGTGTCCACCCACCTGAAAACACCAATCTATAAGCAGCATCTAAATCCCTTGCATCCATAAAATTAAATTTATGCTTACCCGCAGTGCCACCTACCATAGGATATAACGCAGTCATCTTAGCAGTCAGTCCATAGGTAGTTAAGTCTGTTTCAAGTGTGTTCAACGCACCTAAGATAGTGGTATCCGTTTCTCCCGTAGCAGCTATCCACGCAGTTGTTAGTGCGCCGTATGAAGGCCCACTTGGCTGCACTAAATATGGATTGATTATCATGCTCTTGTACCTATGATAGTAACTTTCAAACCTTTTGCTGTTCCATTGCCTATCTGATCAATATCAATAGTTATCTCAGCATCATCTGCTAGTGCAGTGTCAGAAATAACCGATGGTGTTGCAGCAGTTGTAGATGTCTTTTCAGTGTTGTCAATTGTCAGCTTTGTAGATAGGATAGTTGTGCCACCCTCATTGATGTCAACCGTGAAGATACTACCTGATGCTTGAGCAGTAGATAGTGATGCACGAACGGCAGTAACTGTCATTGCATAAGGCATTCTAAAAGTAACCTTTGCAGTACCTGTAGTTAAAGCAGTTGTTTCATCTGATGCAGCCACCTGGATCTCAGTAGGTAGACCAGTCTGAGCTAATGCTTTGATGTTCGCACCAGTTACACTGCGAGATGTATATAAACCACCTCCAGCTGACTGAGATATCTCAATTAAATCTGTTGTTGCTAGTGTTGCCCCTTTGGCCGTTAAGCCTGATATCTTTGCTCCCATGTGTTTATTCTATTATTCTTTGTTGATTATCTTCTGTCATTCTATTGATACCATCTTCAGATAGTCTATTGAACAGCGCATCAGCCACAGCCTTAATGGCAGCAGTTGCACTATTGAACATCATTGTGAATCCGTATCCGTACATCTTACAAGATTAAAGCTACAGATCCTGATGTCAAATCAATAGCTGAAAACTTTCGAGCTCCAGTACATCTGATCATTGCTCCAGCTTTTACCGCTGTGCCTGGTGTAGTTATTAACTGAGCCTTGATGTCAACACCACCTACCTTGATGCTTGCAAAGATAGTGTCCTCAAGGACAAAGATTGCATCATAAACTATTGTTTTTTCTGTAGTGTCATTCACTATCAATGTTCCCTGACTCGCTGTCAGTATCTCTTCCCAAAGTGCCATATTTATTCTATTGTTCTAATTATATTATCTTCCGTTATTCTTGTCTGAGCTCCAGCTGTAAACTTACCTTCTGTCTCTCTGAAATCTGTCCTAATAAAAGGATTGAATGGTAATTCAATTTCAAAACCTACCAATCCTTCTCCCTTTATTATGCGAATCAGTTCCACATTTGTAGTCTGATCCTTTCCACTATCCCAGTTTTCTACCTTTTGCAATCTGTAAACTATACCATCAATGTTGATTAGCTTCTTAAAATCAAGCTGATTCACCATATCAGGTGTGATATTTATTGAGCAATTAATTTGCTTTCCATATCTTGATACTATTTCTTTTATAAATTCCTCATGATAGAAGAATAAATTCTTTGTTGTATATGTCGCATCTTGATAATAAACATAGTCAGGCACACCAAAATTAAAATCAAAGGTAGGTGATGTCAAGCTATTGAGATGGCCAACATAGGGATATGATCCCTCAGTAGTGGCAATACCATCCTCATCAATATATTCCCATGTGGCTGTAGTCATTGGTCCAAGCTGCACAAGGAATGGCTTGCCATTTTGTAGAGCTACAGATGATACACCATCAGTATCTGTTTTTATTTGAAATGTTCTAGGTACAATGATATTGGTGAAGGTGGTATCATCTAGTGGAATATTAACAAGCAGCTTCTGTGCAAATGGCAATTTAAACTCAGTAGTATCCTTGCTAAATTGATTCTGTGAATCTACTAAAAAAGAGCCATATTGATCTCCAACATCTTGAAGGTAATTTTGATTATAGTAGTCTGCATCTTTTTCAAATGAGAATAGATATTCTTTACTGGCAAAATTTATTGTTGGTGTAACTTTGATGCTTTTTGAAAGATCTAATTTCTGTGTCCAATTTAAAGCAGTGGATGCATCATCATAAAATTCAGTTAATGGCTCTATTTCAAGAATTGTTGGATCATCAACTGATGACTTTACATACAAATTAAAAGCAGTTACAAATCCCTTTAAAAATGTAGCTCCATCCATTTTAGGTAAAAAGTCACTTAAATTAATTGATAAGCCAGGACCAAATGATTGAGGATTTTTAAGGAAATTAATCTCAGCATCTAAGTTTTCAATCTTAAATTCTGTGTTAAAATATGAAGGTATAGCATTTAATACAACACTGTTGCTACTTGATAAGCTACTAAAAATTCTATATTCAAGTGTAATCTCATCATTTATAGATAAGTTTAATTGTCTTGTATAATTAAAAGATATGGTTTGTATATTATCTGAAGTTATGGCATTATAATCAAGATTATAAATTTGATCCTCATCTAATATAAATCCATTTTTTATAATTCTTAACCTTAAAGATATATTTAAAAAAGCAGATTGTAAAGTGGCCCCAACAGAAGTAAAATCAATAGTTACCTCATGATCCCCTGAATACTGTATAGTATACAATCCTGATGTTGCTGCTTCAAATTTTACTGGATCTTCAGAAGTAGTTTGCCCCGATGGATCACTAATAGTATTAACTGATACACTTTGATATGTACTTAAAGGATCGTAAACAGCCTCATATAATCCTCCACCTATACTTTGAAAAGGCTGATTTGTAATGTTTAAACTAGCTATAAATCCTGATGCTTTATTTAATTCATCATTTGTTGATGACAATGTATCAGCCTCTGATTGTGTAATGTTTGGAAAATCACCACCTGGATAGGCAATCAATAATCTCTTGAATGTCTGACTCTCAAGAAAAGCTGATGACCATGTAATGCCGCAATAATCAAATATTTTTTTTAAGATATCATAACAAAATACTTGAGGAGCAATATGCTGTACAGCAAATGCAGAAGGTGATGGTCTATTAAATCCATAATCAATCAGTCCATAGTAATACCCTAGTCCATCCCAATTGGCTCCAGTCTTGTTGCTTGTTGGTACACCATTCACCTGGATAGTTCCTGACCAGCTATCTTCTTGATTTGATTTTAAACAGTCATGATTGTATTCTGAGAAATCAAGCTCATTGATATTTATTTTTGCTAGCCTTGATATATAATCTATCTGATCGCTAAATAATAAAATGTTTATTCTCCATTCTCCATCAGTAAATTCACAATCTGATAGCTGACAATACCCATTAAATTGAAGTAAACCTTGTTCATAATATCTAGCTGTAGCTTTTATTGTAGGATCAAAATCAAAAGAATTTATTGTTCCTGATATGTTCCTTGTGACTGTTAAGCTAAAAGCATTGTAAAAAAGAAAAAGATTATTTTTAGTGCCTGGTAATGAAATAGTTTTAGAATTGTTTCCTTTTCTAGCTTTTAAATCCTTAATATCTGAAATATTATAAGTCAATGGGAAAGGTAATCTTTCATTGATATCTATCTTATAATTATTTATGTACAGCTCCATCTATCCTAGTTGAGATTTTTTGGAATATGTTCTATCTATCTGTACTTGCTCCTGAATGAGTCCAGCTTTGCGTCTCTGCTTGAGTAGATAGTTAGCATTGGTAACATTTACTGGCTCTAAATAAATTATCCCAAGAAAATCAATATAAACCCTTGGTGATTCATATAACTCTCTCACAAGCCATTGCTGCACATCTTGATGAATCCAATCACTATTAAGAATCAACTTGTCTTTCATACTTTTACTCATGGTCATTTGATTGCCATCAGATGGATTGAATTCAAAGCCAGTCAGAGTATATCTTCCAGTCAATCTTTCATATTGATTTGACTTTATATCTGTGCTATCCTCAGATAATAAATTAAATGTAAATGAATCCCATGCACCAAACTTGTTAAGCCATGTCAATCTTCTGCTCTCATAAGTATAGCAGCTCTGATCATAATATAATTTGTAGGATTCAGATGTCTTAGTTGGTGTTGCTGTTTGATATAATCTAACAGTATAATAATAACAGTTTGTAAAGTCACCAATATTTAATGATGTAGATGCCACTAACCTACTTGGCCCAACAGAAAGCATTGGAACCTGCTTACCATTTACGGCATAAGTTGCTGTTGTAATTAATGTGTTTGATATATTATACAGTTTTATTTCAGCTGTGCAATTGTCACCATCACTATTGATAATGCTCAAGAATTTAGTTTCTTGATATTGAACATATTCTTTTTTGTTTCTAGGAAAGTCAGTTAAGAAATACTGACCTCTTGTGCTCTCTATGTTATATTCAAGTGGATCAAAAATATTAGGATATAATTCTAAAAATCTGAATGATCCATTTAAAAATCTAATACCGCTGGTTGCCTCTGAGGATCCAATATCTATTACTGGAGGAGCACCGTATTTTTCATATATAAGTAAACTCCAAGTATTGCCCACTAATAATTCATCTGATAATGTACTTTGTTGAGGAAAGTTTGTTAATAACACTGATCTTCCTATTGCAGTAATATTAAACTTACCCATAGCTCCTGACTCAGGGAATACCTCATGAGTTGAAAGAAGAATGGCATTTACATATACCTCAACTATAAAGCTGAAATTTTGTTGACTTGTTTCATCGGATTCAAATGTCCATATTACATCATTGCAGATTGGCCAGTAGCTTTCAGGCTCCTTTACTATAGTTATTGCCATGTTCTTGTATTTTTTGTGAATGATATTTCAAACATCAACCCAGTGACAGCAGCTAGATCATTTGCTATCCTATCAAGGACCTCATTGCTCATGACATTGGATGTGATATTGCGAGGCTTGATACCATACTTGTTCTTTGTAGCTGATGCTGATGCATATGCATGGCTCAGATCATATCCTTTCCATTGCTGTATTGCCTTAGCATGATTCTTTGAAACATTAGGATATTTAAAGCTGTAAGGTGTTTGGAATTTATTCTGCCCTACTGGATTGACACCCTCATCTTGAAACTTGTAGTATTCGTCTGATTCAACAGTGATTGTCAAAGGACCACTTACAAAAGCTATAGTTGCAGCTGCTAGTCCTCCAGTATTGTTAACATTGTTGAAAATGTAATCTCTAAAGTTATCTGTTAGCTTATTACTTAGCTCAAGTATGAAGGCTTGATAGACATTGCTAGGCTGAGCTATATCACTTTGTGATAGTCCGAATTCCCCTAAAAAGTCTAGATCAGCCATGTCTTTGTAATATGTAATCTTGTTCCGCTTTCAGCTTAAAGAAGTTCAGCCAAAATAATGTCTTTATATATGGCTGACGCGTGATAGTGTCCACATCTTTGCCAAGCTCTTGCGCCAGCTTGAGGAGGATTCTTGTCCACGTAAACCATTCGCTGTCTCTAAGAGTTTCTGATGCATTGTCTGATTCTGATTCATCAGCCTCGCTGTCTGTATTCCCAAGATAGCGAGACTCCGCGTCTCTGATTCTCGCAAAAAAAAAGCGAAGAAGTTCAGAAATTCATCACCAGGGAAGGCCCTCTTAAATATCTCTTCCCTCTTCTTATTGGGATTGATGACCTTACCCCTCTCATCCTCTTGGCAGTATTCCATGCCCTCCTCAATGTAGCAGATAGCCAATGCCTCACATGGTGTTGAGCTGACATCCTCAATGAGCTTCATGTCAATGATCTGACCAGTCTCTATGGCACTAAAGTCCTTTTCAAATCTGTATCTCTTGCCTTCAATCTCAATGAATTCAGATGGCTCCTTTGTGCTGTATTGTGATAGCATATTCAGAAGTACACTGCTGGCATTCATGATGTCATCAATGTGAATCTTTCTGACCTTGTTGATTGGCAGTCCAGTGAATATGCTGACAAGCTGTGACTGAAAGTCAAGCATGTTGATAAGTGATTTATCTGTCTGCTGGATGAATGGTGCCAGCATTAACCACTTAGTCAGCTGATCAGGTCTACATTCTTGGATTGTCTGTGGATAGTTTACATCAATGGTTTTCATGCTCTTAATATTTTGTATTGCCCTCTCTTACTGTAGTTCTTTTTACTATGCCATGCCAGTGCTAGTGAGATTACCCCATCATCATGCAGTCCACTTGGAGCTGAATATTGTACTGACCTGGTATTCGGATTGTAAATATAAGTAAAATTCTCAAGCTCATCTATCAGCCATTGCTCCTCTATTATCTTGATCTCTGACTGCTCAAAGGCCAGTGCTAGATCCTCAATGATGATAGGCTTATTCTTACTGGTAGTAGTGAAGGGATTGACTAGATTGCGCAGTCTTGATGACAGCATCTCATAGAAGATGTCCCCTTGATTGTTGACCTCTATCAATGTGACTGCTTGATATTGCTTGATGATGTCTGCTACCTTGTCAATGATCTTGGACCACTCATCATGGCGCCACCTACCCACATAGACCATCTGCCCTCTCTCATTCAGTATTGTCAGCACAGTGTAGTCATCTGCCCTACCTATGTCAAGTCCAGCATAGCACTTGCCACCTCTCTCCCATGTGCCAGCTGACTGCCTCACATTCTTGAATAGTCCGCTTGCATTGTCAATGAATTCAGCCATGTATTCCTGGCGAAATATATGATCAGGCAATGACCGCTTTCTCTCCTCCAGCTCTTGTGGAGCAATCATTGGATTGTCATAGGATGTGAAGTGGATGTACTTGTATCTGTCATCATAGTTAGGCTGCATACACAAGGCATGAAAATGATTCTTGCCCTTTGGTGTTGAGATGAAAATCACCTTCTTGCCCTTGACCATGACAGTTGCTGATAGGACCTCATTCCACAGCTCAGGTCTTGTGAATGCCATCTCATCCACTACCATGAAGTGGAATGTATTCCCTCTGATATTGTCGGGCCGTTCACCACTAAAGAATTCTATTGATGATCCAAACCCAGTCACCTTGAGATCTGATTTGTTGAATTCAAATAGTCCGCTGTTTTTTACTGCTCTCTCAAGCTCTGCGAATACTTTCTTACCTTGCTTGTATACTGGTGTCACCCAAGCAATCTGTGAGCCTGGATGATTGATGGCCCAGTACAGAAGCTGATTGATCCCTAGTAAGGTCTTGCCAAATTGCCTACCAATATTCAGAGCATAGTATTTCTCGCTGCCTTGATTGATAGCATTGTGGATCTGCCTCTGATTAGGATGAGGCTTGTAGCCTTTGATTGTACTCATTCATCAAAGTCAAAATTGTCAACATTCCTAGTTTCAACTTGCTGACGATCATGCATGCCTAATCTGTTCTTTGCATAGAATATTCCCTTGCCTTCATTGCCCACAATATCAACAGCTAAGCCTTTAAAAAGCTCATCTATTTTTTTAATAGTGTCAGATTTGAGTTTGTCATCAGAATTCAACCAAGTGTAATAAGTCTCTCTTACAATACTCTTTTCTTTCCTAACAATAGGAATCCATATTCTAAGGAAGTAATCTATAGTAGGTATATGCCTATCTAGTACCAGGACAATCTCTCCTTTATTGGATATCATTTCTTTCTTATGGGATATGCACTCTTCAATATAGATATGTGCTAGTTCCTCAAGGTGTTTTATGAATTCATCTGAGTATGCCATTATTTCAATTCATTTATTTTAGATTCTGCCCATGTCTTTGCTGCCTTGCCACCCCACAGAAGGTAGGAGATGTATCCACAATCTTCAGGTGTACCATTATTGTAGTAAGTCTCAGCTCTTGATAGATAGCTTATCATTCTTTTTATCGTGTCAATGGATAGCTTTTCTCTATTGCTGAGCTGCTGTGCTCTGACCTTTCCTACTTGTGTTGCACATCTGTTGCCTTGCTTTTCATTCAGCTCTATCCCTCTTCTAGCATTGTTCACTACAGCATCAGGATAGTCATTGTAACTATCTTGGAATTCTTGCTTTGCTCTTTGCCATGATGACTTACATACTGGATAGCGTTGAGTAGATGGATATTCCTCTTTCATCTTCTCATCAGCCATGCATCTAGTTATGAATTCATTCTCTGACTCTGCTGGTCTTGGTTTAGGTATTGGCATTACTTGCAGTATTTAGTGTAAAATGTATAGGGCACCACCTTCATCTTTGCCAGGATCCATATCAGTGGCCTATAGGCTTTGAAGTTGTACTTCTCATATTTGGCTCTGTCACCATTGCGAAGGCTGATCAGTGCATTTATTTTGGATTCGTATTCTCCGAGCTTAGTCATGTCAAACTCAGGCTTTACATCAAACAGCTCTCTAGCTTGTTGCTTTGTCAATCTTCCTGATCTGACTTGTGCAGAAAGGTATACTATTCTCTTGTCAATGCCAAATTTATTAGGTAATAGAAAGCTCCCTACAAACTCAGTGTAAACATTCTCACAATGCTTGCCGCCATAGTCTTGCCATTGAATCAGTCGTTTCATTTCAGCCTCCATTGTCTCTCTATCGAATCCATAGTGGAATGGCCTTACATTCTTGATACCTTTCAGTGCATAGTACAGTTGGTCCTTGAATGTAAATAGTGGATAGTTAGTTAGCTCAGATTGTGTATATGCCTTGTAGACTGATCTGATATACTTGGCATCCATGTAGGTCCATGATGCCGGTGTTGATCCCTCAGTTCTGAAGTCATGACCATTGAGAATGTACTTGATCTTGTACTTGTGTGCAGTGTCGTACATCAGCTTTGTCATTGCTATGTCATTGGGGATATCTGCATCCGGCAGTCCAGCGTAAAGGAATGCTTCATTTAGTTTGTCGTATTCTGACTTATTCACCTGGTAAGTGATTGCATCCACATTCAGCTTCTTGATGAGCTGCTGCATATTGTGGACAGCTTGTGGTGCATTCCAGTTGTTATCGAAGTGAATCACTAGCGGCTTGAGTCCCCAGTAACGTACAGCAGTGTACAGTAATACTGAGCTGTCAAGTCCTCCACTTATCCCCATAATGCAATCGTATTTGTCACCATAGCCATGCTCTCTGATTCTGTTGATAACTCCATTCAGCTCTTCAGGATTTGACTGCTGCTGTAGCTCATCATGAAGATCACAGTAGTTGCACTGCTTGCTACCTATGACAGCGAAGTCAGAAGTGAATAGGCATCTGTTACATTCTTTCATTTGGTTAATATTTTAACAAAGTTATAGAAATCTTTTGACACAGAATCTGTTAAATGTCTGTTGTTGTATTCGTTCATTATTGACTCACAAATGTCATCAACATTCTCCCATTTAATAGAATGTGCAAGATCACCGTTGTATATTGATTTGCGGCCCATTAATCCCATTTGTAGATTGGTGTTCGGGCATCCATCATGAGGAGTAAGTCTCAAATTAATGAAACATTGAGAGTATACATCATAAAGTTCTTCCCTTGTGAATGTCTTATAATCTGCTTTAATAATAGGAATATTTATTCTTTGCTCAATCTGATCAATCAGTTCTGATCCATAAAACTCCTTACAGTCTTCGTTGTAATACCAATAAATACTATCACCTTTTGGAGCTAATGGCCAATCCTCTGCTATAGTAGCATTGAGAGGAAGGTAAAATGATTTGATTGATTTATTCTCAAGTGAGTTCTGTACATGGATGCTGATAGAAATATTGATGTGCTTGCTCAGTTCTTCAATCCATTCTTCTGGTAAGTCTTTAGCATCAGATCCCATCCACACAACAAAGCAAATACCTTTATGACCAATCAATGCCTGTATATCTTCCTCTCTGTACATCCCAAAGAATACACATGGATTATTTACATTATTGCGTTCTGTGAGATTGTATTTGCGCATGATGTCATCCTCAAGTCCCTCAAGGCTTTGTGATATACAACATTGTTTA